CCCCTATCTTTGTAATATAAAAACAAACATTATGAGCAACAAACAACGATCTAAAGAGGAAACAATTATTTTCCAAAACCAATCACACTTGGTTCAGAAGTGGTTTCAGGACTGTGGAATATGTCCAACATTATTTGAGATAGCACTGGCAACAGATGTTATGGTAGATTTCGCAATTAACGGACCATCAAAAGAGGTTCAGGAGAGATTCACTAAATTGGATGCATATATTAAATCAAATCGTAATACAAAGTAATATGGGACAGAGTAAAAGAATGTATGAACAAATGGAGATCAATGTATTGGACATTGATTTGGATGATGATGAATATCAGTTCAAGGAATGGATTGAAAAAGAATATGAAAAATATTTGGCTGAGAATCCAAATAGTCCTATCTTAGCACCTCACAATTAAACAATATACACAATGGAAAATATGTTAAGACCACTAATTGATTACATCTGTCAATTACCTGAAGAAAAAAGAATTCAAATTATTCAACAAATAGTTGATGAGTTAAATGAAACAACCCTATTGTCAAACTTCATTAATAAAAAATAATTTTGCTGGTAAATAATAACATCGTATCTTAGCACCTCACAATTAAAACAACGACAATATGAAATTAAAATTCTATGGTATTAATGAAATCCACACAACTCAATTTACTTATTCTGACACTATGGATGAGAACATTATGTATGTTGGTGTTAATGCACAATCAGACACAAAAAAGACATCTGAAGATTTAATGTTATTATTTTCAAAAGATCAAATTCTCGCAATGTATGAATCAATGAGAATGTCAGAAATAGCAAACTCAGATTATTTAAAAAAATAATTTGGCTGGTAAATAATAACATCGTATCTTTGTTCCTCACAAATAAAACAACATCAACATGGAAAATAAGATTTTAACTCTTACAAATGGTCAACACATTATTTTTGGTTTAGCATTATCAAAAATTGTGAATGAAAAGAATTGGGATGTATCTCCTGATAACAGAATTAAATTAGCATCAGTTATTCAATGGTTAGATGACCCAAAAAATTATACTACTGAACTTACACCATCAGAAGCGATGGAAGAGTATCCAACAAAATGTTATGATATCTTCTGTGATTTTTGGAACGAGCACGAAGAATCTTTAATTTTAACAGCAGTTGAATAAAATATTTCGTATCTTAGCACCTTAATAAAACATATACAATGACAAAGAGAGAATTAAGTAGACAACTATCAGAACTGAATTGCACAATTCAACACATCAAATCAGGTAATCAAGTCGTTATTGACAGGGTTTATAACCGATGGGGGATAACCCTCAACGATCTCATGAAAGAAAGATTTGATTTAATTTATGAGTATAATAGAAAATTTGGAAAAAGATTTGGCTGTTTAAATTATGTTCAATAACTTAGCACCTCACAATTAAAACAACAACAATATGGATTGGTTAATTACACCCCTTAGTAAAGAACAATTACAGGAACTTAAATCTATGAAAAACGAATCACCTTCGTATTACAAGAAGATAGTTTCTTCATTTGAGAAAAATGTTAGAGCTTATCGTGATTACGATATCTATGGTATTGGAACTTATTTCAGTAAAGACATATGGCATTTAGCTCGCTATTACGAATATCAAATCTTTAAATCAAAATAAACTATGAGAAATTTAAATCAAAAACAATTAGCATGGGTAAGAAACAATACCCCAATCGGTAAGGTATTAAGCACAGGAGAATTTAGTTCTAAAATTATTGGTTACGAACAAGGTTGTGTTATCGTTGAAACAACACATACTGAAGAATGTAGTGAAGATAATTACAATATGGGTATTATAACCCACGATGAATTATTGAGTGGTAATCCAAAAGTTACTATTTATGAAAGGAGGTTATCATATAATCACCCTGAATGGAAAACATATTTCCCTGAACTATTAAATATTAAATCTAAATAAACTATGAAAATTATCATCACTGAAGATTTAAAATCAGCAACAGAAGCAGTTGGTTTATTGAACCACATTTCATCATTAATCTTAGAAGGTAACACTCGTGGATTTTATCCTCATTGGCATCTTGATATGTCTATGGAAGAAAATTATGAAGTTCAAAAAGAAATGAACGACTGGTTGCCAGAATAAATTATTAATCTCCCTTCCATGTTCTATGGAGGGGATTTTTTTTTCCTTCTGAATTATAAAGGTTCTCATCTTTCCTCTCTCTCTTTTTATAAGTCACTTTCCATTTATCTGCAAATTGTTTTGCTATGTCTTGTTTAGGATCGTATCCAATGGTGTTTAGGAACTCATACATCAGTTTATAATCTTGTTTGGAACATTGTGTCATCTTTGCCATTCCCGTGTCAGGAAGGGTCTTTAAATCGTTTTTACGATCCCTTGACTGTTGCTTCTCCAATTTGGTTTTCTTTTTATGTTTGTTGAAACAAGGTTTGCAGAGATAAGTTAGTCCTTGAGGATAATTAGGATTCTTATAGAAATTACTTTCCTCTTTATAGATCAGACATTCTTTACATAACCTATTACCTTTTTCGTTTGTTCCATAGATGGCTACCAAATTATTTTTTCCCATAACAAATAAATAGTTTTGAAATTAAAAAAATCTGCTTGGAACTTTTTTTATTTTTGTTTATATTTATTGAAAGTCCCTCTTCACACAATCGGACATTAAGAAATTATTGAGACCCTCGTTAAGTAAATTGTGAAGTGAAGAGCATGATTGAAAAGCGGGGGTTTCGTTTTATAAACTATGAAAGAAATAAAAATGACAAATGTTCTAATTTATGAATCAATTTGGAACATCACAGACAGATTATCAGATGAACAAACTGGTAAGTTATTCAAAGCAATTAATGCTTGGAGAAAAAACATTGAAGTAGATTTTGATGATCAGCTACTTGAAGGTATTTGGTTAGGTATTGAACCGAACCTATTATCCCTTTATGACAACTATCAAAAGAAGGTAGAAGCCAATAAAGCCAATGGGAAAAAAGGTGGTAGACCAAAAACCGATAACAACCCAAATAACCCAAGTGGTTTATCAGAAACCCACACTAACCCAAAAAACCTTAAAGAGAAAGATAAAGATAAAGATAAAGATAAAGAGAAAGATAAAGAGAAAGATAAAGATAAAGAGAAAGATAAAGAGAAAGAAATAGATATAGATAAATTTGAATTTGACATTTATAATAAAGAAACTCAAAGTTTGGTTGAACAGTATTTAAAATAAAAAATTATATGTTAAAAATTGATAGATTATTAATGGAAGAATTTGATATACCAGTTGAAGAATATTTCAATTTAACAGATAGACAGAGAAATAAAATCAGTATTATTATTACTGAAAAATTATTATTAGGATTATTAAGAGATCCTTTTATGGCTCCTTATTATGTTGATACATTAAAAAGGCAATTAGTCCATGCAGAACTCAACGAAGATTTTGAGAAAGCAGATATGATTTATAGATTAATGAAAAGATTGAATAAAAAATACAAAATAAAATAATCTAAACTATATTTATAATGAAGTAGATGCTACACCATTATTATTCTGTCATTTAGATTTCTTTTTTTAACAGCATCTCACCCCACCTTATTCTTATGTGTGGGGTTTTTTTTATTTATTACTATTGAAACATATACCTACCTATACTATATTTATAAAAAGACAAATAATGAAAACAATAACAAATCCAAGACAAAGAATGATTTATAATATTCTAATGGAAGATATTGAAAAGAACGGAACAGGTTATTCAATTCTTACCAACACAGAAATATATGAATTATTGGAATTTAAGGTCTCACCTTTTTCCGTAAGAGATCACATAATAAAATTAGCCAACAACAAATTTATTCAAAAGTTAAACAACTCATGGATTGAAGAAGATTATTATCCTCGTGTGATCTACAAAGGGATAAATAATATTGATGGATAAAACCATAATACCAACGATCTTGATTAATATATGGATCACCGAAAATATTGATGAACTAAAAAAGATATGTAAAAGTATTTCAAGGCTGGAAGACATTGACGACCTATTCCAAATATGCATAGAACAAATACTAATCAACAAAAAGTTTGCTGACATACCAGATCATCAAAGATTATATTTCTTCTCAAGGTTAGTTAGAAATCAATTCCACTCAAAGACATCAAAGTATTATTATCAATACCACAGGTTCAAAGCCAGTGAAATATATGATTATGACTTTCCTGATTTACAATATGAAGAACCTGAAGTAAATTTGGAATGGGTTAATAAACATTTAGATGAAATGAAAAAAACATCTGACTGGTATTATGGTAGGCTCTTTGAACTCTATATTGAATTGGGATGTAGCATCACAAAACTATCACAGAAAACTACAATCCCAATTAATAGCGTATCAAGAGATATCAATAAAGTTAGAAAAGAATTAAATAAAAAAAGACATGTGTAACTGCAAACAAAAACCAGCATCACCAAAAATAAAATATGAATCAGTAGGTGAGATAAATGTTATCAGCAATCAAATTATAACATACACACAAGACGACATTGACAGAGCAAGGGACTATCTGATCACTCAGAATCCTGATCAAATGGAATGGTTTATATCATTCGTTTTGGAACACTTCAAAGAACAATTGGTTGGGTATTGTGATACAGTGTGTAGGAAAGTTATGAGTGAGAAGTTGGATAAACTACAACAGAGGTTGATCTAAAAATAAATGAGAAAATAATGAGTTCAGAACAAGAAAAACCAAAGAAGAAAGGAAAGAATACAAGTGGACTAATTCCTTTCGTTAAAGGACACAAAGGAGGTCCTGGCAGACCTAAGATGCCTGACCTGAAGGAAATACTCACAAAGGTATTAGGAGCTCAAAATGAGGAAGGAAAATCAGAAGCAGAACAGATCCTTGAAGCATTGAAGAAACAAGCAAAAGCAGGTAATGTAAAAGCATCACAACTCTTACTTGATAGAGGATGGGGAAAGGTTAAAGAACAAATTGATATAACCACAAATGAAGAGTCATTAAATAAACCTTCAATACAAATTGAAATCATAACAACAAACAAAGATGTCAGAAGAGAGGATTAAACTACCATTAGGATTTTTGGAATATAGATTTTTATACACCCTATTATCAAAGAAGGTTGAAGATCTAAAAGCACAAGAACAAACACCAGCTATCAAAGAAGAGTATACAATAATCAACAGAGTCAAAGAAAGGCTTTGGAAAAAAATGGAAGATTAATATGAATATAGACCTTAGATTAGGGGACTGTTTAGAAGTCCTGAAAACAATACCAGATAACTCAATAGATAGTATCGTAACCGACCCACCATATGGGATTGGATTTATGAATAAGGAGTGGGATAATCCACAGAAACATCAAGAACTAATTGAGAGAGAAAAAGAAAGATCTGTTAAAAGATTTGAAGAAGGTAAGTCACCGGCAAAAGCAGGTTTCTCAACAGGAGTTCAACCAGGTCTTCCGATTGGTGGAGCGAAGGAAGGTAAATGGTTTCAGGATTGGTGTGAGTTATGGGCTCGTGAATGTTTTAGAATATTAAAACCAGGAGGACACGCATTATCGTTTTCAGCACCAAGAACATATCACAGAATGGCAACAGCATTTGAGGATAGTGGTTTCCAAATCAGAGATCAAATTATGTGGGTATTTGCGAGTGGATTTCCGAAAAGTCATAATATATCAAAAAGTTTAATTAAATTAGCAGATGAAAAAGAAAGAACCGAACAGAATATCCAACACAACTTGCGATGTATGCCAAACTCCGATATACAGGAGACCAAATCTATTGTTGAAGAACAAAGCGAAATGTTGCTCGGTAGGTTGTCGGAACAAGATTTATCGTCATCAGAATACCCCACCAATAATGTATGGGGACAAGAACCCATTTTGGAAGGGGGGAATAACTTACAAGAGACCGAAGGGCAATTACAAGGGAGTAAGATACATCAGATGTCCGAAAGAATATATGGAGATGGCGAGGAAAGATGGATACATAATGGAACATCGGTTAGTGATGGCACAACATCTCAACAGATTACTAACGAGAACGGAGGTAGTCCATCATATAGACCACAATCCAGCAAACAATCAAATAGAAAATCTAATGCTATTTCCGAACAACTCACTTCACAAGAAATACGAGAAATCGCACAGAGATATAATAACTTTGGTTCAGCACTCAAACCAGCACACGAACCAATCGTTATGGCAAGGAAACCATTAAGTGAGAAATCAATTGCGGAGAATGTATTAAAACACGGAACAGGTGGAATAAATATTGATGGTTCAAGGATTGAAATGAAAGACAAAGAGAACATCAATTTTGAAAGACCAAGAGTTAGAGAGAAAAAAGATTGGGTATATGACTTGGGTATTAAATGGGAAGACCCTAATATAAAAGAATATAATGAATCAGGTAGATTTCCTGCTAACATAATCTTTGATGAAGAGGCGGGACAACTATTGGACGAACAGAGTGGTAAATCAAAAACTAAAGCAAACAAGAATTACAAACACTCAAAGACAGATACAGAATCCAATACCTTTACAGGTAGAGGAACTTATACACCAAGAGAAGATGAAGGTGGAGCCAGTCGTTTCTTCTATTGTCCCAAAGCAGCAAAGAAAGATAGAAACGAAGGATTAGTAGTTGAACAGGAAAAAAACAAAAGACCTGTTGGTGTTGCGTTCAATACCGAAGATGATTTATTCCAACAAGGAAACGGAAACAATCACCCCACAGTTAAACCAACTGATTTAATGAGATACTTAATCAATTTGGTTACACCACCAAACGGAACGATTTTAGACCCTTTTATGGGAAGTGGATCAACAGGTAAGGCAGCAGTTAGATGTGGTGTTAATTTCATCGGCATTGAGAAAGAACAGGAGTATATGGATATAGCATCAGCAAGAATAGAACACGAGAGAAATAAACCTACACAACAAAAATTATTTTAATGGGAAAGAGTAGTAAAAGAGGTGGGGAGAAAGCCCACAGAAAAAGAGTTGCCAAAAGAAATGAGGCACTATTAGCAGCCAAAAAGAAATACACAAAAGAGTTCCAAAGGTTGTGGGAAGAATCAATAAAGAAAAAAGAATTAGATGCCAATAAAGATCAAAACGACACGAGTATTTCAGGACCTTATAACAACGGACAAGAGGATATGTTGCTTTCAGGGATCAAGTAGAGCGTCAAAGACATATAACATTTTAATCTACTGTGTATACAAACTATTACAAGAAGATAATAAAGTATTATCCATTGTAAGAAAAACATTACCGGCACTTAAAGGTTCGGTCCTTAGAGATCTAAAACAGATCCTCCTTGATTTTGGTGTATATGATGCAGACAAGTGGCACTCTGTTGATGGGTATTACGAGTTGGGGACAAATATGATTGAATGGTTCTCGGTTGATGACGAGACAAAACTACGCGGCAGA